CGCAGAACAGATTGGGAAGTTGTATCACTAGATCGTTTAGATTATAGTGGCAATCTTAACCGTCTACATGATATACTAAATGATCTACCAGCAGATCAAAAGAAAAGAGTAAAAATCGTTTATCATGATCTTAAAGCCGAACTTAATCCTATGATTGTAGCAGATATTGGACGCATTGATTATGTTGTTCATATGGCTGCTGGTTCACACGTAGATCGTTCTATTACTTTCCCAGAAGAATTTGTAATGGATAATGTCGTTGGTACTTGTAATATTTTAAATTATGGTCGTCATCTTGATAGTCTAGAAAAGTTTATTTACTTTAGTACAGATGAAGTATTTGGCCCTGCTCCTAATGGTATTAAATATGATGAATATGCTCGTTATAATTCAACCAATCCATATAGTGCTACTAAAGCAGGAGCTGAAGAATTAGCAGTTGCTTTTGAAAATACTTATAAAATGCCTATGATTATTAGTCATACAATGAACGTATTTGGTGAGCGTCAACATCCTGAAAAGTTTATTCCAATGTGTATTAAACGTGCTCGCGATGGTGAGGTAGTTACTATTCATAGTGATCCATCTAAAACTGTTGCAGGCTCTCGTCATTATATTCATGCTGCTGATGTTGCAGATGCAATGATGGTACTTTTAGAGAATGATGTACATCAACCAATTAATGATAACTCTGGAATTAGAGCTCAAAAATATAATATTGTAGGTGGCGAAGAATTAAGTAATCTTGATCTTGCAAAAATTATTGCGGAGGCGCAAGGTAAAGAACTCAAGTATGAAATGGTAGATTTTCATTCAGCACGTCCTGGACATGACTTACGTTATGCAATGAGTGGTGATCGTATGAAAGATTTATTTGGTTGGGAACCAGTTCCAGTAAGAGATAGAATTGCAGAGGTAGTTGAGTGGACACTTAAAAATGACCGCTGGTTAAAAGCATAGGAGAAATAATGAATTTTTCAGACGTAATAGAACAAGAATATCAACAAGTATTAAATACACCTGGTGATATTAATGAACACTTAGAACTATTATATGAATTAGCTTGTGAATGCGATCATGTAACTGAATTTGGTAGTCGCTTTGGCGATAGCACAAAAGCCTTTTTAAGAGCTCCTTGTAAATTAAGAGCATATGATTTAGAAATGCATCCACCTTTACAAAATTTATTTAATTTGGCTGAGCTAGATGGTAAAGATGTTAAGTATAGAAGAGGAAATACTTTAACACTTCTTATTGAACCAACTGATATGATTTTTATTGATACTTGGCATTCAAAAGAACAATTACAAAAAGAATTAAAATTACACGGTAATACACCTAAAAAATATTTAGCATTTCACGATACTCATACTTATGGAGTAAGAGATGAAGATAAAGAATGGTGGAAAAATCCGGATCGTAAAGCAATTAAAGGACAGGGACTACTTCCTGCAGTAATTGAATTTGTAATTGCAAATCCTCATTGGAAATTTAAAACTCATAGAACAAATAATAATGGACTTACAGTATTGGAGAGAGTAGAATAAATGGCGATTGTAGATTGTTTTCCATTTTTTGCACCTTACGGTGAAGAGCTTCTTTATTTACGTGTTAACTTATTAAAAGATCATGTAGATAAATTTATTATTGTTGAATCAAATAAAACTCATAGTGGTAAACCAGTAGAAAGAAAGTTTATGGAAATTGCTCGTAAGCTTGGACTTCCTATTGAAAAGATTCATTATGTAGAGCATGATATTCCCGAAACAAAAGACTTACAAATTTTAGAAATTGATAAAAGAAATGCGGGAGTAAATGCAAATAATACTGAATCATTATATGCTCGTGTAAGAGAACGCTTACAAAAAGATGCTGTAATGATGGCAATGCAAGATTTCCAACCTGATGATGTATTCATTTATGGAGATGCTGATGAGATTATTAATCCACAACATATTAAATGGGTAGCAGGATTAGCAAAAAACAATCCAGGAATTCTTGTAAAAATTCCATTAGTATATTTGCAAGGCCGCGCAGATTTAAGAATCCATCATAGAAATGGTGCTCCTGTTGTTTGGTGGAAAGCAATGTTTTTTGCAACTAAGCAAAAAATTATGGAAAATAAAATTAGTAATATGAGATGTGGAAACGTTTCTATGCCAGTACAACATCCAAGACATAATGGAGAAGTAATACAAGATATGGGTTGGCACTTTGCTTGGATGGGAAATAAAGATCAAAGACAAACTAAAGCAGATTCATTTGCTCATGCATATGACAGCTTTAAATGGATGGATACAGGCGAAGGCTATTCTGATTATAAAAAGTTTGTAGATACAACTGCACCTATTGAAGGTAATGTTGCTCCGGATGGAAACAAAGATCATGTATTAAAAAGATATCCGCATTCGTCATTACCAAAATTAATATTTGAAAAGCAATGGATTAAAGATTTCTTATTACCTGAAGTTAAATTAGATGAGCCATTTGCATTTAATGATTGTCATTGTTATTGGTGTCAAAAACTAGAGTTTCCTTTAATGTATCAATTAGATAAAGAAGGTAAACAGACTTGGTTTGAAATTCCAAGAAGTTGTTCTGTAACAATGAAAGAAAGTTTTCCAGATCGTCAACAGGTATTGCGCAGTACAAAGCTATATAAAGACCTTGCTAAAAGAAGCAAGCCAATTGTTGTATGGACAGATCCAGTTGATAGATTTATTTCTTTAATTAATGTATTTGTTGTTCCTAAACAAAGATACTGGGATTATGGAGATAATCTTTTTCAATCGTTCGATGTAAAATTAGAAGATTGTACTAAGCAAGAAAAAATAGATTATTTCTTTGCAAATATGAATAAAATTAATTCTTTTCATCAAGTACATCACTTTCATCCACAGTGTAGATTTGTTGATACAGATAATTTTAAAGAATTTACAATCATTAAAAGAGAAAATTTAAATAAAGAATTAAATATTGATTTGCATTATAATGCTACTGAAAAAGAAATCACCAAAGAAGATTTAACTAAAGAGCAGATAGAATTTATTAAACGAGCATACGCTAGCGATTACGAGTTTATTAAAAAATATGGCAAAGAATGATCCAAACAAAAAAGTAATTCAAGGTCTTGAATTAGAATTAAATCAAACAAAAGCATCAACTTCTAATATGCGCAAAGAAATAGATAAAATCAGAAATAAAAATATGATTTTACGTGATATATTAATTGCACTTGTAGAAGATGAAACTTATTGGTCAGATAAAGCAAAAAATGATGGTACTATTTCTCGAATTAAAAATATGTTAGAAAATAGTTGACATTTTCTGAAAACTGTGTTATAATTAATATTATTAAAATTACTTTTAGAAAATGGCAGACATCTGGCTTATAAGTGATACTCACTTTAATCATGAAAAAATTTTAGAATTTACCAGACATGATACTGGTGATCTTGTGCGTGGACATCTCTGGCAAGATGTAGAATCAATGAACGAAGAACTTATTGATAATTGGAATAGTGTTGTTAAACCAAACGATTTAATATACCATCTTGGTGATTTTATGCTGGGTGAAAATAAAGAAGAGTGGCTAGCAAATAATATGCATAGACTTAATGGTAAGAAACATCTCATATTAGGTAACCATGATAATCCTAAATTTCTTGCTCCATATTTTAAATCAATACAATTATGGAAGATGTTTGATGAAGCAATTCTAACTCATTTGCCTATGCATCCATCTACTTTACAAGAAAAGAACAGATGGAAAGATGGTATTAGTGGTCTTAATATTCATGGCCATATCCATAGTAATCCGTGTCCAAAAGGACCATATAGATGTGTAAGTGTAGAAGCAATTAATTTTACACCAGTAAATTATGAACTGGTTAAAGCATAGCGGAATTTGGATTAACTTCGCACTAAATCCTTTTCACTGGTCGTTTAGGTTTAACACTATAGTACCAGATGAATTAAGTCCATTTGGATGGAGAATTGATATTCAATTTTTATTTTTAAATATAAGAATTGTTTTAGATAATGGTGATTGGTAAAAACAGTTGACAAATGAAAAAACCTATGATATTATATTATAATAATCGTAAAGATTTTAAAGAAGCTATGAAGTGCTTTTTACAAAATGATTACGAAATATTAATTGATATAGATGAATTAAAAATTAATGTATTAGGAGATATTAATGTCCAGTGAAAAATATGTTGTAGTAACAGCAACTTCTACTCATCGTATGCGTTACGTTGTTCCTGTAAGTGAATTGCAAAAGCTAAATACAAATACTATAATTGATGATGATAAAGCAATTGAGTGGGCTCAAGATTCTGTTGTATGTGAAGATGTAGCAGAATTTTCTCAACATTATATGGGTGAACATATTGTAGATACTGAAATTGTTGATGAGCAGCAAATATTAAATTTGTGGGATCGTGATAATGATTACATGGCAAATTTAACTACAGAAGAAAAGCTCAAAAGGATTCACGATTGGAAAGACCCTTATAAGCAAAAGCAAACAGGAACAATTTTATAATGAATATTTCTATTTTTGGTTATGGATTTGTAGGTAAAGCGCATGCTCTTGCCTTAGAAGGTAATTCAATCAAAACTCATGTATACGATCCTGCATTAGGATTTGATCAATTACACGACAATCCAGACGCTGCAATCATTGCAGTTTCTACTCCCCAAAAAGAAGATGGTTCATGCGATATGTACAATGTATATAACGCCCTTTCACTTATTCCTGAAGATGTTCGTGTTCTTATTAAAAGTACTATTTCGCTTGAAGGTTGGAGAACAATAAAAAATGAATATCCAAATCGAGCAATTACATTTTCACCAGAGTATTTAAGAGCAGCTTATGCTTTAGAAGATTTTAAAAACCAAGATCTTGTTTATATTGGTGATGGTGATACTTATTTTTGGGAAGATTTAATTTCAGATGCTTTAAATATACAAGTAGTATCAGTATATGGTGCAGAAGAATTAATTTTATCTAAGTATTTCATAAATAGTTTTCTTGCTACAAAGGTTTCATTCTTTAATCAAATATATGATTTATGCAAAACAGCAGAAATTGATCCAGACGTAGTTTGTACATTAGTAGCAGAAGATAAAAGAATTGGTGATAGTCATAGTTATGTTACAGAAGAGCGAGGCTTTGGCGGACATTGTTTCCCTAAAGATACATCAGCAATTGCTTTCACAGGACAAAACTTCAATTCGCCATTAACTATAATTGAATCAGCAATAAAATATAATAATGAGTTAAAAAATGAAAGTAGGAATAACATTTAGTACGTTTGATTTGTTACATGCTGGTCATGTACAAATGCTACGTGAAGCAAAAGATCAATGTGATTATCTAATTTGTGGTTTGCAAATGGATCCAAGTTTAGATCGTCCAGAAAAAAATTCTCCAGTACAAACTGTAGTTGAAAGATATACTCAACTTAATGCAGTTCAATATGTAGATGAAATTATCCCATATAATTCTGAAAAAGATGTCGAAGATATATTGACAATGTATGATATCCATGTTAGAATATTAGGAGAGGAGTATAAAGAGCTGGATTTTACCGGTAAGGATATTTGCAAAAAACGCGGTATCCAATTATACTTTAATAAAAGAGATCATAGATTTAGTTCAAGTGATTTAAGAAAAAGAGTCAAGGAGAGAGAAGATGGTAGATGAAAAAGATAGATCAGATCAAGAAATGATTTTATTCATGCATGATATTGCTCGTACATTAGAAAAAGGACATACTGATTTTGGCAATAAATTAAGAGAATGCGCCGATCGTTTTAGTGAATTAGCGAATAAGGCTGCTACTCGTCGTCATTGGTGTAACGGACAGGAGTAATATGTTTTGGTCATTATTTTTAATTACGAATATAGCAAACAGTAATTTTGCAGAAGCCTCAAATATGGGAACCCTCGAAGACGTGAGATATACCCAAATTCAAAATTTTGAAAACAGGTATTCTTGTGAAAGTTATAAAGAACAATACTTAGGAGAAAAAAAGCTAAATATCTATAATGAAAGAGTTGCGTGCTTAAAAACAGATGAATAAAGAAATTATGATAGATGCAAGTAATCTATGTAATATTAAATGCCACAAATGTGAAAGACAAGCTTATTTCAAAAACAAAGAAAAAATTCCTGGAGGAAATTTAACTATAGAACAATTTAAAAAAGTAATTAGTTATTATAACGATATGGTTGGATTTTGTGGTCAAAGATCTGATCCAGTTTTAAATCCAAATTTACCAGAATTTTTAAAAATATTATACGAAAGAAATATTAAATCAGATGTTTATACTGCATCAGATTATAGAGATTTAGAATGGTATAAGAATTGTTTTAAAATAAATCCTGAAACAAAATGGACTTTTGGATTAGACGGTTTACCTGAGCAAAGTCATTTATATCGTAGAAATCAAAATGGATTTAAGATGTGGGAGATTATGTGCGAAGCGTCTAAATATTTAAAACAAAAACCAGTATGGCAATATATAGTTTTTAGTTATAACGAAGATAATATAGAAGAAGCAAAGCAAATGGCAAAAGAAAATAATATAATATTCGAATTAAATATTTCTTCGAGATTTGATGTATATGATCCGTATTTGCCAAAGAATAAAATATATGCAAAAAATATATCCTAAATGTTTATCAGGAATGATAAGAAAAAGTTTAACGGCAGATGGATTTATAGTTCCTTGCTGCTGGGTTGATAATTATAAATGCAGAAAAGATAAAATATTTAAAGAATTTTTTAAAAAAGAAATGCATATTGATAATTTTGAAAATATAGAAGATATAGAAAAATCTGAATTATGGAATAATTTTTATAATATGATAAAAAATAATAATAAAAACTTATGGCAATGTTTTGATCGTTGTCCAAAACCTGCAACAGTTTCAGGTGAAACAGAAATGAGAGATAGAATAAAATATGAATAAATTTATATTTGATGTAGATGGTACTTTAACACCAAGTAGAGGAGTTATTAATAAAAAATTTAAATCTTGGTTTGATAAATTTGCTTCAAAGAATGACGTTTATCTTGTTACAGGTTCTGATAAATCAAAAACTGTAGAACAAATTAGTGAAGACACGTATAACTTATGTAAGCGTGTTTATAATTGTAATGGAAATGATACGTGGGAAGGTGATACTAATATTGAATATAATACTTGGATATTAGAAGATGATGAACATCAATGGTTAGCCAAACAATTAAATGATAGTAAGTTTCCATTAAGAACTGGTAACCACTTTGAACATAGACCAGGCATGTTAAATTTTTCTATAGTAGGTCGTAATGCAGATCCAAGCGAGCGTCATAAATACGTTATGTGGGATACTGCAACAAAAGAAAGAGAACAAATTGCATACAAATTTAATCAAGAGTTTCCTCATTTAGAAGCAAAAGTTGGTGGTGAAACTGGATTAGATATTGCTCCAAAAGGAGCAGATAAAAGTCAAATATTAAAAGATTTTTCTGACGAAGATACTATTATTTTCTTTGGAGATAAAATGGAAGAGGGTGGAAATGATTTGCCTTTAGGTGAAGCTCTCGTAAATAATCAAAAAGGCAAAGCGTTACAAGTTATTGATTGGAAAGATACTTGGAAAAAGTTAAAGGAGATGTTATAATGAATGTTCCAGAAATTACATTTATGTATAGAGTAGGAGATGAACAGCCTATGGATGGTGGATGCCCAATCGGCGGTGAGTGGGTTCCAGTAAAATCAACTAATATGTTTGGTGGTAGGAGAGTATTAGTATTCTCATTACCTGGCGCGTATACACCAACATGTTCAACTTATCAACTTCCTGGTTTTGAAGAAAACTATGAAAAGATTAAAGAAATGGGTATTGAAGAAATTTACGTAAGCTCTGTTAATGATAGCTTCGTAATGAATGCATGGGCAGATTATCTTGGAGTTAAAAATGTTAAAGTAATTCCTGATGGTAATGGTGAATTTGCTGATGCTTTAGGTATGCTTATCGATATGAGTGTTGTAGGATTTGGTAAGCGTTCTCGTCGTTTTGCTGTTGTAATTAACGACAACGAAGTCGAGAAAATGTTTGTTGAACCGCCGTCAACTAAAGAGAATGAAGATCCTTATGGTGAAACTTCTCCTGAAACAGTGATGGCTTATTTAGAGGGATAACATGAGTAAAATTCATAATATGAGATGGCATATTGGAGGAGAGATAGCCAAACAAGATGATCGTTATACTGTAAGAGATAATACTATTCTTAAAAATCTTGTATTGAGTTCTACCGATCTATATCCAAATAAAAGCACATCCGGACATAAGCATGAAGGACAAGAAGAAGTCTATATGTTTATCGAAGGTTCCGGAACAATGGAACTAGATGATAAAACTATTTTTGTTAAAAAAGGTGATACTGTTTTAATTGAAGATGGTGTGTTCCATAAAGTTCATGCTGGAGAACAGGGTTGCTATTTTGTTTGTGTATTTGATGGAAGACGAGGTCATAAATGATTAAAGAAAAATTTACTGCGTATGGCGAAAGTAAAATTTTAGATCAATTTGAAGAAATAGCCATGCAGTGGGCAATGGAACAAGTCTATAATCATTTTAATAAAAGCCATTTAGATCTTACTAAAGATGAGATTGAAGAAGTAAAAGCCGAAGGCGAATTATTATATGGGTATAATGAAACTTTAGGATTGATGATGCTTGAATTAGTAACAGAGTGGGAGGAAGCACAAGATGAAGAAGAGTGACGGACCATTTAAAGATAAAATTGAAGCAGAAGAGTTGGGTATTTTAAAAGAAGTATATACAACTTATAGAGTTATTGATGGCTATCTTGAAAAGTCAACAGTAACTAGAGATCATAAAGTAATTGATAATGATTATCATGATACTACAAAAGTAGAAAGATTAGTGGAGGTAAGTAATGGCTAAAACAACATCAACAACTCTGAAAGCACACAGAATTAAAAAGAAAACATCTATTGGAAAAAGCAATTTTTCCAGGCCCTCTAATAAAGGCCAAAAGCTTTCTTGGAAGAAATATAGAGGTCAAGGATAAAAAACAGTTGACATTTCCTTAAAACTGGTTTATAATTATAAATGAATAACTAAATAATGAGGAGTTTATATTATGAGTAAAGAAATTTTACTAGAAGAGTTAGAAGCAGTTAAACACTGTATTGAAATGACTAATGAAAAGATCGGTCACGATGCAACACGAGATAAGATTGTAGAAGTATTAAATAATCGAATCGCTGAATTGCAAAAATTTGTCGATGCAAAAATTGCATCAGAAGATTTAGTAAGTGAACCTTTCGAAGTAGCATAGGAGTATAATATGAAATTTGATACATTTACATCAGAAAAAGGTTATGGGCATGTTGCCTTTAACAGAGCAAAAGAAGGAACTATAAGAGCAGCAATCTTTTTTATCGCCGCAATTATTATTGTAGGAATTTTCTGATGCCAATTAAAGGAAAAGTAGAAGGTCACAAAGGTGGACATTATATTGCCGGAGTTGGTACAGAAGAAGGTAATCATAAAAACAAGAAACGCTGGTTAAAAGGAAAGAAACGCCCGGACTTAGACGCGCTAGAAGCAGGTGATCCTGACGGAAATGTTATTGATTGGTCTACTGGATTTTTAAGTAAGATTAATAAAGTATAGTGTGGTTTAACCATCAGCAAAATCTCGAAAAGAAAATGCGAGAGTTTTTAGAATACTATGACGGCGTAGTGCCAGATCCTGAGCACTACCCGTTGCAGTTTGCATTTTATGTAAAAATGTACAACCTTTACCTTGAAAGGAAGAGAGATGAAAGTTAATATTGGTCCATTTGTAGATGAAGGTGATCGAGTAATAGATGTTCATATCGATGAGTTTGATACTTGGAGCATGGATGATACTCTTTCTCATATTATCTTACCAATGCTCAAGCAATTAAAAGAAACAAAACATGGAGCACCTAACGTTGATAAAGAAGATGTTCCGTCTGAACTTAGACCAACTATTGGTGAAGAATTACGCTTTAAAGAGAAAGGTGAAACTGACGAAAACTATTTTAAACGTTGGGATTATGTAATGGATCAAATGATTTTTTCATTTGAAAATAAATTAAATGAAACTGCTGACGAAGCATTTTTTAATTATGATGATAATGAAATGGCTACAGCATTTCACGAAATACAATGGAAAGGAGTTGGTCCTGCACAATTACTTTTATTCCCAGATGAAGATGGTAAAATGGAAGAGTACAATTCATATGAATGGTTACCTGCAAATGAACCATCAAAATTTGACAAACAAGGATTTTTAGAGTATAATAATAAAATAGATAATGGTTTTAGATTATTTGGAAAATATTTTCAAAATTTGTGGGATTAAAATATGAGCACACCAGCTTGGAAAAAAAGACTTAATAAAGAAAAACAAATGAATGCTAAACTCAAACGTGATTATGAAAAAATGTTTGAGCCTAATAAAAATTATAAAAAAGAATTTAAACCACTTAAATGGAATCCACAAGTAAGAGAGACTCGTCATATTCCTAGTTTAGATTCTGGTAATGGTTTTGCTGCTCGTGCAGAGCCAAAAAAATATACTGGAGATCTTATTGTAGGAATTGCCACGATGCATAAATCAAATGCTGTTCCAGTTATGAAAGGTACATCACAAGCTGAAGATCTAGCACATATGCGAAGATAGTTTATAAATAGTTCATACAGGAATAATTATGGACTTATTATGTGGTTATATAATGGTGAGGAATTTACCTCTGAAATGATTGGTGATTATGTCGGATTTGTTTATGTAATTACTGATCTTTCAAATAATAAAAAGTATGTTGGTAAAAAGACTTTAATATCTAAAAGAAAACTTAAACCTCTTAAAGGAAAAAAGCGCAGAAGAACTAAGATAGTAGAGTCAGATTGGCAAACATATTATGGATCTTCTGATGAAGTAAAAAGTTTAGTTGAGGAATTAGGAACTAATAATTTTCAAAGAGAAATATTACATCTATGTAAATCAAAAGGTGAAATGTCTTACTTAGAATTAAAAGAACAAATGGAACGTGAAGTGTTATTAAATGATGATTATTATAATGGAATTATCCAAGTTAAGATTCATAGATCACACGTACAAAGCTTAAAAAACGGAGCAAAAGCATGATAATTTTATTTAATGGTCCACCAGGATCAGGAAAGGATGTTGCTGCAGATTATTTTAAAGAGCACGGATTTAAACATCTTTCATTCAAATATCAACTTTTTAATGAAACAATTAATCATTATGGAGTAGACCAAGAATGGTTTATGGAAGGTTATAATAACCGTGAGAAAAAAGAATTTAAATCATCGAAATTGGATAATCTATCTCGCCGTGAAGCGATGATACACGTATCTGAAAATCTAATCAAACCAGAAAAAGGATTAGATTATTTTGGTAAACTGGTTGCAGAAGAAATCGACCCAGAAAAAGACTATGTTATTTCTGATGGTGGCTTCATCGAAGAGTTAGTACCAGTTTTAGAGAAATGTGGTGCAGAAAATTTTGTACTTGTACAACTTACTCGTGAAGGGTGCGACTTTTCAACAGATTCAAGACGCTACTTCCAAGGTAATCATATGGTAACTGAATATGTTCTTAATAAAAGAACTGATATTAATGAAGAGCATGTATTACCAGAAAAGTTTGATGTAAGAATGTATAGAGTGCATAACAATTCTACAATTGAAAACTTCTATGAGACCATAGATATTATTCTTAATAAGGAGAAATAAACAATGTTTTTAGAAAATATTGATCGTGATGATGTAATTGCAAGACTTAGATCTGGCAATGTAGAAATTGATTTCCAAAAAGTTAATGGTGAAAGACGTGTAATGACTTGTACTTTACAAGAAAGCGTTTTACCAGAAAATGCTGAAACTATGCAAGGTGCAGAATCAGTAGAAAAAGAAAAACCAAACACAGCTCTATCAGTGTGGGATGTAGATAATAATGGTTGGAGAGCTTTTAGATGGGATTCTATTTTTAGTATTTCGGAGTAATTATGAGTTGTATTCTTAAAGGTGAGGTTGTAGAAACCGAACTATCAAAAAATTCTAATGGTGGCACTGAGATGATGCGTAAGCGTCTAATTAATAGTGTTGACAAAGAATTACTTAAACCATTTGCAATCCATTTTTCTAGACCAAGAGAAATTCCTGAAGATGTTATTAATATATTATACGCACATGATTTAGCAGAAGATCCAGAGAATAAAGTTTTGATTAATGGTGGTTGGAATAAATTCGATCATTTTGTTTTTGTAACAGCATGGCAAAGAGATCAATATATTCTAAGATTTGGTATTCCATATTCCAAGTGTTCTGTAATTCCTAATGCAATTGAAAAAAGGTATTCAGCAAAAATTGATGATAGAAAATTTGATACTATTCGTTTCATTTATCATACGACACCACATCGTGGTTTAGAATTGTTAGTTCCAGTTTTTGATGCATTAACAAAAGAATATGATAATATCCATCTAGATGTTTATTCTTCTTTTGGAATTTATGGTTGGGAAAATAGAGATGTACCATATCAAGAGTTATTTAAAAAGATTGAAGAACATCCAAATATGACTTATCATGGATTTGAAAATAATGAAACAATATTAAAAGCATTAGATGATGCACATATTTTCTTATATCCTAATATTTGGAAAGAAACATCTTGTATTGCATTAATTGAAGCAATTCGTAGTGGATTAATTTGTATTCATCCTAATTATGGTGGATTACCAGAAACTGCCGGTAATGCAACTATCATGTATGATCATACAGAAGATAATCAAGAACATGCTAATATTGCATATGCAATTGCTAAAGGTATTTTAGAAGAGCAGAAAAAAGATAATAATTTCATTAATCGCTTTACTACTTCTGATAGATTTGGTCTAGTTAATAATGATATTGGTTCATTTACAACTTTATGGAATAAAACTTTGAGAGTGTTAGTTGATAAAAAAGGGTTGACATCTTCTTAAATCTATTATATAATAGTATTATAAAATAAAATATTGAGAATATATCATGGCAATACTAGTAGATTATAATCAGGTAATCCTTGCTTCGCTATTTGCAAGCATTGGAAATCATTATGATATCGCTCCTGATGAAAATATTATTCGTCATATGTTTCTAAATTCTTTACGTTTTAATCGTAAAAAGTTTCATGAAGAATATGGCGAGATTATCATTTGTGCTGACGGCAAAGATTCTTGGCGTAAAGAAGTATATCCATATTATAAAGCAAATCGTCGTAAAAATAGAGATGAATCCGAAATGGATTGGTCTGCATTATTTGATGTAATGAATACAATTAGAGATGAGCTTAAAGAGTTCTTTCCTTATAAAGTTATTCATATAGATCATTGTGAAGCCGACGATATTATTGGTACAATTATCCATCAAGAAGGCACTGATCTTAATATTGGTGCTGAAAAATTCTTAATACTTTCTGGTGATAAGGATTATATCCAATTACAAAGTTATGCTAATGTAGATCAATATGATCCAATTCGTAAACGTTGGATTCGTAATGATAATCCAGATCAATATCTAAAAGAACATATTTTAAAAGGTGATACAGGTGACGGTGTTCCTAATGTTCTTTCTCCTGATAACTGTCTTGCTATTGGTGAACGCCAAAAGCCTATGACACAAAAGCGATTACTTGCTCTAAATGAAGGACCAAGTAATATGGATGAAGAAACTCTTCGTCGTTATCATCGTAATAAAATGATGATTGATCTAAAAGAAATACCAGATAAATATACAAATATAATTAAACAAGAATATAATAAAGATAAAGGAATTGGTAGGGAACATTTATTTAATTTCTTTATTAAAAAGAAACTTAAACATTTAGTAACCGATTTACAGGATTTTTAATATGGCAGTAAGAGCATCAATTGCAGAGATTGTCCAATGGGCAAGTGAAGCAAAAACAACAAAAGAAAAAATAGCAGTATTACATAAATGGGATAATCCTGCTTTACGAATGGTACTTAAATTTACTTATGATACTAAAACAATTAATTTTTTAATCCCAGATACTCCTCCCCCGTGGAAGAAAAATCAATATGAAGATGAAGCAAAATCAATGCTATATGGCGAAGCTCGTCGATTAAAGATTTTTGTGAAAGGTGGTGGTTATGACAATTTAGATCAAGTAAAACGTGAGCAGTTGTTTATTAGTTTATTAGAAGATGTAGATAATGATGATGCAGAATTATTATGTAAAATGATAGCACAAAAACCTCTTAAAGGATTATCTAAAAAGGTAATTGAAGAGGCATTTCCAGAATTAATTGCAGCATAGGTAATAAACATGGCCAAAGGCTTTAAAAATTTCCGCGATAGTTATGATCAGGATGAGTGGGGCGATAAAAGAGAGTTTGATAAGTCCCATCGCAACAAAGAAAAACGAATTGAAAAGCGCAGAAAAAACCAACGAAAAAAGTTTTCAGAGCGCTGGAATGACGAATTTCCTCCCCAAAAACGCAAAAAATAATCACTTTTTTGAAAAAAAATTCACATTTTTTCTAAGCCATTGATTTTTATGGATTTTTTCTGCGCATTTTTTTCACAAAAAGGTTGACATCTTCTTGAAACTAGTGTATAATATAACTATATTAAATAATAAAGCAAGGAGAAAAAATGAAAAATTATGTAACTGGTTATGAATATACGGGTCACAATGCTGCCATTCTTTCTGCTACAGGTGTTGATTCAGTAGTTACTTTTAGACAAGCTCTTTCTATTCCAGGTGTTTCTGGTAAAACTATGAAAGGTCTAAAAGCTATTGCTACTTTGGTTCGTTTTTCTAAAAAAGAAACTGTTGAAGATGAAAATGGCGTTGCTAAACCTAAGCCAATTTATTTTTCAGTGTTTGATGTTGCGGCTATCTTAGCTCGCAAAGCTGTTTAATTTTACTATTAACAAGGAGAATATAGTATGAAAAAAGTGAATGCATTTAATAAAGTTGCTCTAGTTGAATTGCGTGAAGAACTTAATAAAGTATTTAAAAAGTTCGAAAGTAAAGGAATTAAATTAAACGTAGGGAATATGCGTTTTGATTCCGCGGAAGTTGATATTAAAGTAAAAGGTACTGTGATTGGTGCTAAAACACGTGGTAATGCTCTTGTAGAATCAATTGCTAAATCAAGAGGTTTTGCTCTTGAAAATGCTCGTGGTGATAAGTTAGTTGATTATAAAACACGTAGTCCAAAATATCCATTCGTTTATGTTGATGGCGTAGATGGTAAGCGTTATAAGTGTACTGAAGATTCAGCTCGCTCTCGTTTTGGAGGTAATGCTTAATGGTTAAAGGTTTGTCAAATAAAGTAATTCTGACAGACGTAGATGGAGTACTCCTTGATTGGGAGTACTCTTTTAATGCTTGGATGAATAAGCACGGGTATGAAGTAGTACCTGGAAAAGAAAATGAATATAACGTAGGTAAAAAATACGGATTAAATAAGGTTGATAAAGAAAGGATCGTTCGTATCTTTAATGAATCTGCAACTATTCGTAAAATTCCACCTTTACGTGATGCTATTAAATATGTTAAGAAACTTCATGAAGAACATGGTTATGTATTTCGTGTAATTAGTTCTTTAAGTGATGATCAGTATTCACAACACTTACGTACTAAAAACTTACGTGAAATGTTTGGAAGTACTGTTTTTGAAAGTTATGTTTATTTAGATACTGGTGCTGATAAAGATGAAGCGCTGGCTCAATACAAAGATACTGGTTGTTATTGGGTAGAAGATAAACCAGAAAATGCTGATTTAGGTTTAAAACTAGGATTAGAAAGTATTCTATTCCAACACGATCATAACAAATCTTATGATGGATTAGCTCCAACTGTAAAAAATTGGAAACAGGTCTATGAGACGATCGTCGGAGTATAAATAAACTTAAATATAGGTTAACTTAACTAGGTACCTATATGGTACCTTTTTTTATGCAGGAGGCTAAATTTGCCAACTTATACATTTGAAAATATCGAAACAAAAGAACGTTTCGAAGAATCTATGCGAATCTCAGAGCTCGACGAGTTCAAAAAAAATAATCCAAATTTAAGACAAGTAATTGTTGGAGCACCATCAATTGGTGATCCTGCCCGTCTCGGTCTGGTGAAACCTGATGACGGTTTTCGTGATGTATTAAAAAATGTTAAACATCACCATAAAAAAGATAACATCAATACTTGGTAGGGAGGTTATCTGACACAAAGGAGGTTTCATGGGAAAACAGCGACGATTATCAAGATCTGAAAAGCGCAGACAAGATAGAGATATGGAGCATATGGTAGGCATTCTAAATACTAAGTTTGGAATGAGACATATTCAACCATTAACGCCAACTCAATCTAGTATGTTCGATTCATATAATCAAGGTAATAATATCGCAGCCATTGGAACAGCAGGCACAGGTAAAACAATGAGTGCAATGTATTTAGCACTCAACGATGTAATGCAAAAAGGAGGATATAACAGAGTCATCGTAATAAGATCTGCGGTTCAGACGCGCGAACAGGGTTTCATGCCCGGCTCACTCACACAAAAACAAGCAGTTTTTGAAACACCATATACTGATATCGTTAATGATCTCTTTGGGAGGGGAGATGCATATCAGATCTTAAAACAAAAAGGTATGATACAATTTATGACTTCCTCATTTGTACGAGGCTTGACTTTTGATAATGCTATTATCATTGTAGACGAATGTCAATCAATGACCTATCACGAATTAGACACTATCATTACACGTGTAGGTGAATCATCTAAGATTATTTTCTGTGGTGATACAAGGCAAGACGATCTTAAAACATCTAAAAATAAAGCAGATGTTTCTGGTCTTTACGATTTTATGAGTGTATTAAGAAAGGTAAAATCTTTTGCAATACATCATTTTGGTATTCCAGATATTGTAAGGTCGGGTTTAGTAAAAGAATATATAATTGCAAAAGAGCGATTATTAGAAGTAGCTTAATAAAGGAGAACTTAAGAGTGCCCTTCGGGGCATTCTTATTTAATTACATATGCAAAGTTTAGTAAGAGTAGGAAGAGATAGACATATAGGACATGCTAGTCCTACACCAAATCCATTTCATGCAACAATTTATTTAAATCCAAATCAAGGTAAAGTAACAGTCGAAAGAGCTTGGGCTGTTGTTGTGGGTGGTTCAACAGCTTGTGGAGATCCAGCAATTACAGGATCTGCTAAAGTTACAGTCCAAAATATACCAGTTCATAGAGTAGGTGATTTAACTGGTGGTCACGGATCGTGGGTTCCAAATGCAGCTGCAACAGGTTCATTATACGTAAGAGCAGGATAATATGGCTAATCCGAATTATGCTTCTTTACTTGCGCAAATTGCTGCCGAAACAGATCCAGTAATAAAACAGCAATTAATTGAACTTTGTTATGTTTTCGAACAAGAACTCACTAGAGAAGAAAAAGAACTTTTTGAATATTGCGAATTCGATTATGTAGAAGATAATCCCGGATATGAAGAAGGAACAGGAGATCCTTTATATGTTCTTGCTGGATATGTAGCTGATGGTTATATAAATAATATATCAAGTAATACTTCACTTTATGTATTATCTGGCTATATGACAGATGGATATGTTGCAACGCAAGTAAGTGGAGATAATTTTATATCATATGTTGGAACATACTTTAATGATAACGGGGATAGAACTTAATGGCAATTACTAAAAGAAGTGATAAAGGATCAGCGCTAACTTATACGGAGATGGACGATAACTTTGATGCTATCGCTCCACGCACAAGTGCTAATGGTTCTATTCAAATTCCAGCAGGTACAACAGGAGAAAGAGATAGTTCTCCTCAAGTCGGTTATTTAAGATATAACACTTCAACATCAAGCTTCGAAGGTTATATTAACGGTTCTTGGTCAGGAGTTGGTTCTGGCGGAGGAGCAGCAGGAGCACAAGGTGTTCAAGGTATTATAGGTTTACAAGGTACCGATGGAGCAGCAGGATTAAATGGCTCTAACGGTATTCAGGGTGTACAAGGACCAGCTGGTGGCGGTGTTGGTGGTGGCACTCAAGGTGTACAAGGACCTCAAGGTGTAGAAGGTTCTGGAGGAGATCCAGGTATTCAAGGTCTTATAGGTAATCAAGGTACACAAGGATTAACAGGAGCTGGTGGAACCGGACCACAAGGTGTTCAAGGTTTTGATGGAACTGGCTCACAAGGTGCACAAGGTACTGACGGTGGTTCTGGTTTACAAGGTATTCAAGGTCCTGCCGGATCAGGCGGTGTTGGTGGTGGCTCTCAAGGTATTCAAGGACCACAAGGTTTACAAGGTGGTGAAGGTCCTGAAGGTCCTGCTGGTGACAGTATTCAAGGTACACAAGGTACTGATGGAACTGGTGGTCAAGGTACACAGGGTATTCAAGGTGGTCCAGGATTTGGAGCTCCAGGTCCTCAAGGTATTCAAGGTACTGAAGCACAAGGTATTCAAGGTATTCAAGGTGATTTAGGACCTGCTGGTTTTGGTGCTCAAGGTCATCAAGGTGTACAAGGTAATATAGGTCCAGGCGGAACCGGACCACAGGGTGTTCAAGGATTTACTGGACAGGGTGTACAAGGTAATATAGGTCCAAATGGTCCTGATGGCCCACAAGGTATTCAAGGTATTCAAGGCCCAGAGGCACAAGGTATTCAAGGTAATATTGGTCCATCCGGTGTTGGTGTTCAAGGTATTCAAGGTACAAGCATACAAGGAATTAAAGGTTTTGATGGCCCACAAGGTGCTCAAGGTACAACTGGTATTCAAGGCTTACAAGGTCTTAGTATTCAAGGTAATTATGGTCCACAAGGTACTCAAGGCCTTCAAGGTAATCAAGGTGTAAAAGGAGATCAAGGAGACGAGATTCAAGGTATCCAAGGTCTTCAAGGTCTTGGTATTCAAGGATTTACTGGTGGAACGGGCGCACAAGGCACAGATGGTGCGCAAGGTATCCAAGGTTTACAAGGTGTTCAAGGTAATGGCCCGCAAGGTTTTCAAGGTGTTCAAGGTACTGAAGGAACTCCAGGATATCAAGGTGTTCAAGGTAATCAAGCTGCGCAAGGTATTCAAGGTACTCGTGGTTTAATTGGTATTCAAGGTCCATCTGATGGTGTTCAAGGTATTCAAGGTAATCCTGGTCCACAAGGTCCTGCAGATGGTCCACAAGGTACTACTGGTACAGCCGGTTCTGATGGTACAGATGGTGCACAAGGATTTCAAGGCTTACAAGGAGAAACCGGACCGCAAGGTATAATCGGTATTCAAGGACCTGCAGATGGTCCACAAGGTACTCAAGGCGTCCAAGGAGTTCAAGGCACAACTGGTCTTCAAGGTTTAATTGGAACAGGTGCACAAGGTACAACCGGTCTTCAAGGTTTATTAGGTAATCAAGGTGTACAAGGTACATTAGGTTTACAAGGACAAGCAGGATCTAGTCAAGGTATTCAAGGTTTACAAGGTCCATCTGATGGTGCTGATGGAGCACAAGGTATTCAAGGTGTTCAAGGCGCGCAAGGCACAATTGGTCTTCAGGGCTTATTAGGTAATCAAGGTGTTCAAGGACCTCGTAATTTCCAAGGTATTCAAGGTATTCAGGGCATCCAAGGTATTCAAGGTCTTCAATCAATACAAGGTATACAAGGTGGCACAGGCCCATCTGGTGGACTTGGACCACAAGGTGTTCAAGGTAACCAAGGTGTACAATCAATACAAGGTTTACAAGGACAGGCAGGATCTAGTCAAGGTGTACAAGGTTTCCAAGGTATAATAGGTCTTCAAGGTGCTGTTGGAACTGGAGATATGAATGATCTAATTGATGATACTAGTCCAGATCTTGGTGGTAACTTAGACTTAAACTCTAATGATATTATAGGTACTGGTAATATTACCATTACTGGTTCTGTTTCTGCAAATACTCTAAATATTGATGGTTTAACAACAATTGCAGAAATAACGGAAGTAACATCAGCTTTAACTGGAGCTACTGGTACTGTTACTCATAATATTAATAATGGTTTAATATTCGATCATACAAGTTTAGCTGCGAACTTTACTGCTAACTTTACAAACGTTCCAACTACAAATAGTAGAACTATAAATGTTGTTTTAATTTTAACTCAAGGTGCTACTGCTTATATGCCAACCGCAGTTCAAATTGATGGCTCGGCGCAAACTATTCTATGGCAAAATGGATCTACTCCTTCAGGAACTACAAGTGGAACTGATATTGTAAGTTTTACTTTGATTAGATCTTCTGGTGGAGCCTGGAAAGTTATTGGATCAGCAACAGGTTATTCATAATGGCTAGAGTAGCCAGTTTAACATCGCAGGCATTAATAGGATTAGGTGTCAGCAGAGAATGGAGCCTGTTCCACACACTAGATAACCCAAGTGCTTATGATACTAGTTATGATGATTCTTTTGGTTATTCGGTAGCAATATCAGGTGATCGTGCGATTGTAGGTGTTCGTAACGAAGATGACGCCGGTGGTTTAAGTTCAGGTAAGGCTTATATTTTTAATACCATAACTGGAGCATTAGTACATACACTAGATAACCCAAATGCTTATAGTACTAGTGCTAGTGATTATTTTGGTTCGTCGGTAGCAATAGATGGTAATTATGTCATCGTTGGTGCTGATGCGGAAGATGACGCCGGTGGTACTAGTTCAGGTAAAGCGTATATCTTCCACACGGCTAATGGTACTTTAGCTCATACATTAGATAACCCAAATGCTTATAGTACTACTGCTGGTGATGGCTTTGGTATTTCAGTAGGAATAAGTGGCAACTATGCTATTGTAGGTGCTTATAATGAAGATGATGCTGGTGGTACTAGTTCAGGTAAGGCTTATATCTTCCACACTGCTAATGGTACTTTAGCTCATACACTAGACAATCCTAATGCTTATGATACTAGTGCTGATGATTTATTTGGTTATTCGGTAGCAATATCAGGTGATCGTGCTATTGTTGGTGCTTTTCGAGAAGATGATGCAGGTGGTACCAATTCAGGTAAAGCATACATTTTTGATGTATCAACAGGTGCTTTGGTTTATACACTTGATAATCCAAATGCTTATAGTACTAGTACTAGTGATATCTTTGGTTCGTCGGTAGGAATAAGTGGCAACTATGCTATAGTAGGTGCTTATGGAGAAGATGATTCAGGCGGCAATACATCTGGTAAAGCGTATATCTTTAGTACTTCTACTGGTAACTTAGTTCATACATTAGATAATCCCAACCCTTATGATACTAGTGCTAGTGATTATTTTGGTGACTCAGTAGCAATCGATGGCAACTATGCCATCGTCGGTGCTTATCTTGAAGATGATGCTGGTGGTATTAGCTCAGGTAAAACTTATATCTTCAATGTAACTAGCGGAGATTTAGTAAAGACGTTAGATAACCCAAATGCTTATAGTACAAGCGCCACTGATCGCTTTGGTTACTCAGTAGCAATAAGTGGTAATTATGCGATTGTAAGTGCTGATAGAGAAGATGATGATGCTGGTATACGTAGTGATGCAGGTAAAGCATATATCTACAAACTCTCTTAAAAATAGTTGACATTTTCTGAAAACTGTGTTATAATTATATTATGAAAAATGTAGCAATACGCGGTAGATATAAACCAAAAAATACTCTTAAATATGATGGCAATGTAAATAAAGTTACATACCGTTCTATGTGGGAGCGTAGATTTATGTTATATTGTGATCGTAGTCCAAAAATTCTTAGATGGTCATCAGAAGAAATTCATATTCCATATGTTTCGCCTAAAGATAATAAGTGGCATAACTATTATCCAGACTTTGTTATTGAAACAACTTCTGGTAGAACTATTATGGTTGAAATAAAACCTTCTTATCAAAAGCGTTGGGATGTAAATAAATCAAAATGGAGTTATGCAGAAAAGTTTTGTATAGATAATAATATGGAATTTAAAGTATTAACGGAAAAGGAGTTATTCTAATGCAATACGAAGCAATGGTTGATATAGAAAATAGTGGATGTGAATATTGTACACCAAAAGGAACTACTCGCGCGGGCACACATCATAATATTATTAAAATGATTGTTGAAGCGAAATCAATGGAAGAAGCTGAGAGAATTTTTAATACTATTGGGAAAAAGTTTTCAAACATAAAAGAAATAGATAATACTTGTGGGATGAGTAGAAAGTGAACAGTGAGGTAACGAATAATGGTACTGTATCTACATAAAGTAGCAAGACTACTTGGACTGAAACCCAAAGAACTAAAACATCATATTCGGTTGGGCAATTTGCATCTCAATGATGCTGGCTATGTTGACTGTGATGAAATCAAAATACTCTATCCCAAGGAATGGGAACGTGCTACACGGAACAAGCAGATAGAATATCTTGAAGCAGTCAAGGACACTTGTCATAACTGGAAGAATGGTCGCAAGGAAAAGATGGCACAGGAAGATCGTGCCAAACTTGTAAATACAATTCGCAGTCTTGAAGCAGAAAACTATATGCTTCGTCAGAGGATTATCGAATTGGAAAAACAACGTTGAGAACCTTATGGTAAAAACCATAAAAGAAATAGACTTTGAAACAATTAAAAATTATTGGATTGAAGTAGATCATTTTAAAGATCCAAAGAAAAATATAGTAGAAGTTGTTAAGCATTTAGGACCGCATACAACAATTTACCACGATCCTAGGCGCATTTCTTATGGATTGTATGACAGTGATAAGTTAATAGGTGCTACACAATTAATACAGTGGGATGAAAATAGAGTAAGATATAGAACTCTTAATATACGTAAAGAATATAGAGGTAAAGATCTTGGATGGTTTTTATTATCAAATTCATATGAACGTGATTGGAAAAACTACGGAAAATTATTTGGTTGGATAAGAGATTCACATTACAACTGGGCTAAAGCGCATGGTTTTGTACAAATAGATAATAAGTGGACGAATGATCATATAGCGATGGAAAGGAAAATGTAATGATAAAAAAAAGAAAAATATTTAGATGGTTAATAGATACTTTTGATAGCATCAATTTTTGGTTTGAAGATACTTTTAATCTCAATCCAAAACGTACATTATTAGAAAGAAAACAAGATCTAGTAACATTAAAAGAACTTGATAAAACAATTGGAAAAAGTTTAGATTTATGACATTTAATCACGCAGATCACGGGATTACTCTCCCGTCATTAACACGTAAAACAACCGAGAGTGGAAGAAAATACTTTACACCAGAAGGAAATGCATATCCTTCTATTACAACAGTATTATCAATTATTGGTAAAGAAAAAATCATAGAATGGAGGAAACGAGTAGGTGAAGCAGAAGCTGATAAGATTTCACAACAAGCAGCGACTAGAGGAACAGCAGTCCATAAGCTCGCAGAAGACTACCTCAATAATATTGAAAATTGGCAAGGTGACCAGATGCCAGCTAATCTCTTTACCTTTAATCAAATCAAATCCGTTCTTGATAAAAGAGTAAATAATATTTGGATGCAAGAAAGTTTTTTATATAGTGATAAATTAAAATGTGCCGGTCAAGTTGACTGTATCGCAGAATTTGACGGAGAACTTTCTATTATAGATTTTAAAACATCTAGAAAGCCAAAGAAATTAGAATGGATTACAAACTATTTTATTCAAGTTTCTTTTTATGCTGCAGCATTTTTAGAACGCACGGGCATTCCTATCAAACAAGGTGTAATTTTAATTGCTGTAGATGATAATGAACCGCAAGTATTTAAAATTAACACATACGATTATTTAGAACATTTCCTTTCTGTAAGAAAAAAATACAAAGAAATGTACGAAAAATAGTTGACATCTTTTTGAAACTATTATATAATAATATTATAAAAATTAAAAAAGGTGCTAAATGGAAACACTAAATCCAACAATTAAAAATAAAATTTGGAATAAACAATTTGATGAAAGTTGTTATGGTTATGTAATACATCATACTATTCATAACGCAAAAGGAAATGGATTTTATACTTATGATGTTTTTTGTAAAGCAGGTGGGCCAAATCCTGTCGCGCATGGTTGGGCAATGGATGAAAAACAATGCATTGAAAAAGCTAAGCAAGGATATAAATTATATGGTGTTCATTAAATGAAAAAATTTTGGTGGAGAATTCGTGTTACATTTTCTATAGTATGGATTTTTCGTTCTCATAGAGGTCTCAATTTTAATCTTGGATGGAGAGTATCTGAAAAACTGTGGAGAAAAGCAAGACATAAAACTCCGTGGGATGCTGCAATTGATGAGATTACTAATTGGTACTGCGACTAAGGAAAAATGATAAATACTGTTTATGGATGAAGATAAAAAGAAAGCTAAAAAATTTTTTGTAAATCAAAATTTCAAACATTTGCCTTCATATTATATTGCAGGTATTTACGCTCCCAAACGTAACGCGTGGGTAGGAGACTTTATTGCTTCTGTAGAAGAGCTTTATGACTTTGGTTCTAGACCAGGATTAGATGAGGCTAGATTTCAAGCAGTTAATAGAATGATCGAAACCCAACAGATTTATGAAGAGTGGTGGTATGATACTTTAGAAACTGTTAAAATTATGGATGAAATGAAGAAAAACCAAGAAGAGAACGACGACTAATTTATAATGACAATGAATAAGGAACTTTGGTTCCCACAAATAATATGGGATGATGTAACTCATTTTGCAGATAATGATGCAATAAAAGAATGGGCTTATGAAAAACAAAAAAGAGATCATGGCCGTGAAATTAGTAATTGTGGCGGATGGCAAAGTCCTGATATAATTTTTGGTGAGTGTCAAGCTATTGATAATCTTATTGAATACTTAGATGTGCAAGTAAATATTTGCGCAGCTGAAGTAGGATTACAACAACTTAAACTAGGAAACATTTGGATTAATATAAATCCGCCTGGCGCATATAATTTATTGCATATGCATCAAGGCAGTGTACTAAGTGGGTGCTATTATGTAGATGCTAGTTCAGAACAAGGAGATATTTTCTTCCAGCGTAATGATGGAGCAGAATATCATTTACCAGATAGTTGGCCATTAACACAGTTCACAGCATCAAGAACTAGTTATAATGTAGAAACCGGTGCTCTTTATATTTTTCCTTCTTGGCTTAATCATTACGTAGAATCAAATAGAACAGATAAAGATAGAATTTCAATAGCATTTAATTATGGAGAAAAAAATGATGATTGATTTAAATAAACGATACGGAGCTACAACATCTTATCTTAAAGAAGAAGATGAGCGACCTTTAATTTTTGAGCGGGTTGGTGACACGGTTTACGCACGTTATTTTGGAGATAAACCTGAAACTCGTTGGGTATATAAAAAAGGTTGACATCTTCTTAAAACTATGTTATAATAGTACTATAAAAATAAAAAGGTGCTAAATGAGTTTAATGTATACTGAAGAATCTAAACAAGATTCTATCGATCAAGTTAATTTTATTGTCAGCAAATTAGTTAAATACCCAAAAAATACTGCTGGCTATAAATTTCATCGTAGACTTCTTGATAGAGCAATACGTTATTATTGCGATTATATTCCTATTCCTTTTATATCAGTTGCTGCTAAAAATAAAACTGATGTAAATCTTTTTGATTATGTTTATCATCAACAATATAAATTTGATGATGGGCGTAAAGTTTTTATACAAGAACACAAATATCCAATCAGTGATATGATTGAAGATATGTTAAAAAGTCCAGAAAAAGCTGGTGATATTTTACAACAAGTAGAATTTGGTTGGATATTAAAAGAAGAAGATAAACTTTTACCAAAAAATAAACGCGGTGATCATGATAAAATATACAAAGAAGCTGGTATTGAATTGATAAGGAATAATCTATGAATATGTTTGTTTTACATTCTGATCCTATTATTGCTGCTCGTATGGTATGCGATAAACATTGTCCAAAAATGATTGTAGAATCAGGCCAAATGTTATCAACAGCTCATCGTATGATTGATGGTTATATTGAAAAACGTCCATCTAAATCTGGCTTACGATTAATAAATTATTGGGTACATCCTGATAAAGAATTAGAAGATATTTTATATAGAGCAGTACATCATAATCATCCTTGTACTATTTGGACTCGTGAATCTAAAGAAAATTATCAATGGCATTATGAGCACTTTATTGGCTTATGTGATGAATTTGAAAAGCGTTTTGGTAAGGTCCACGCTACCCGCCAGAAGCTCGAGGATCCTCTTAGAGAGGCTCCATCGAATATGTTAAATAGCAATATTACTACTTTCCCACAAGCCATGAAAAAGTATCCAGAGTGCATGGTAGAGGGAGATCCAGTACAAGCTTACCGTAATTATTATCACTACTCCAAACCTTTTGCTAAATGGGAAAAAGGCACACCAGCGCCTGATTGGTGGGAAGGTTATAAAGGCATAGCAGCTTAATTATAAATAAATTTAACGTATTTGATTAACTAGGAGTAGTAATGCGAGTACAAAGTCCCAAAGGAAAAAATACCAGATGGATTATCGTAGATCCTGAAGAAGGTATATTTTTAGGTACTAAATCGGAAAATTATGATAGTAAAGGCTCTGGTATTATAGCCTTATTTTCTGCTGAAAATATCTTTGATATTACTAAAGCTGTTTCTTTTGAATCTGAAAAAGAAGCAAAAAATTATATGAAACATCATATTACTTTTATGTGCCCAGCTGCATATACAGTACCAGTAAAATCTAACGAGGAATTCGTAGATGTCGTCGATCTAATTAAATCAGGATATGGCACGCACGCCCTTGATATGATGGACGCTTTACCTATGAAAAGCCTATCTGTACATTAATTTTTAAAAAAATTTAAAAATAATTCTAAGTTATTGATTATTAACATCTTTTTATTTGAAAAAAAGTGAAAAAAGGGTTGACATCTTCTTGAAACTAGTGTATAATATAACTATAAAATAAAAAAAGAAGGTGCAAATATGAATAAACAATTTACAAGATCACAATTCACTATTAAAGAAATTGCTCAAGGTTCAGCTCATATTTGGTGGAATATCGAAGGTTTTTGGACTGACGATACTATCACTTTACATATTGAAAGACACAATGGCAAATGGACTTTTGATTTAGGTTCAAGTTCAGGTGGTCATGAAAAAGGTTTTGATCCAGTTGTTAGAGCTCGTAACTTTGCGGCTGCTATGGCTGATGCTGCTGATACTATCGAATTTCTTAAATCAGTTGAAGATCAATTAGAAATTGGTTTCAAAGAACATCAAGAAAAAGTATCAAAAGAATTTATGAAACAATTTGCAGGAGCGTAATATGGAATTAGTTGGAATGAAATTTAATATGCCAGTATTTAATATTAAAACAGGTGAGTTTGATCTTACTGAAACTAAAGTTACTGGATGGTGCGATGGTTCAGATCTTACAGGAGATATTTTAACTATTGAACAAAATGGCGAAAGCAAAGATGTTGTAAGTGAAAAATTTATTAACAGCATAATTAAAGCTTGTGAAATGTTTGGCGAAAAAGAGGTGATATTATAATGGGTACACGATCAGCAATTGCAAATTTAAATGAAGATGGAACTGTTACTTCTACTTACTGTCATTATGACGGATATTTAGAGCATAACGGAGAGATTTTAAAAACTTATTATAATACTCCAGACAAAGCAGAAGCTGTTGCTAACTCTGGATATATTTCTGCTTTAACAAAAGATTTAAGAGAAAGTATTAATAGATCTGTGCATCGTGAAGAGCCAGATATGTTTAAAACTGAAGAAGAATTTTGGAAGTCTGCTATGTACTATGGAGCAGAGTTTCTTTATCTATATGACGGAGAAGGTTGGAAGTATTTCGATCGTTATGGTGATAAAAGAGGATATGTTTAAAAAAACAGTTGACATATCTTTTAAAATGATGTATAATAATATAGTAAGTTAAATAAAAAAGGAAAAAAAATGGCACATGAACTTGAATTTGTAGATGGCGTTGCTCAAATGGCTTACCGTGAATCTAAGGGTAAACCTTGGCATGGATATGGTACTCCAGTTAGTGACGATATGACTCCTGAAGAAATGATGATTACTGCAGGACTTGATTGGGAAGTATCAAAAGTTGATACATTCTATACACATAATAATAAAGAACTACCAACTGGCCAACAAGCGCTAGTTCGTTCTACTGATGGAAAAATTCTAACTAACGTTGGTAAAGGTTGGAACCCTGTCCAAAATGCAGAGGCTTTCGATTTCTTTAAAGAATTTGTTAGCTCTGGCGATATGATTATGGATACTGCCGGTTCACTTAAAGGTGGACAAATCGTATGGGCTCTTGCTGATGTTAAAGATGGTTTCTCACTATTTAATGGTGATGAAGTAAAAGGATATCTGCTATTCTCGAATCCACATCAATATGGAAAGTCTGTTGATATTAAGTTTGTAATGGAACGTGTTGTTTGTAATAATACACTTGCTGTTGCACTTACTGAAAAAGGACAGCCTTCAATTCGATTGAATCACAGAAATGAGTTTAACCCTGAAAAGGTTAAAGAGGTTCTGGGTCTCTCTCACAATAGAGTCCAGAAATTCAAAGAAGCAGCCGAGTTCCTCGGTTCTAAACGCTACGACGCCGCTAGCTTAGAGCGCTTCTTTGGTCAGGTCTTTGGCGAAAGTACTCGCGAAGATCGTATTCTATCTCCCACTGCTGAACTAGCAATGGCGAGAGTTGAGGATCAGCCGGGCGACAATTTCCGTCCCGGCACCTGGTGGAATGCCTATAACGCGGTTACCTATATGGCTGACCACGAACTAGGACGCTCGACTGATACTCGCATGACTTCTGCTTGGTTTGGTTCTAATGCTAAACGTAAAGTTGAAGCTCTAGATCTAGCTATTGAATTAGCGGAGGCAGCGTAAGCTGCCTCACTCAATATATTAATGACTATTACAACAGGAATTAATATCGCCAGTATGGCATTATATGTCGGTACTGGCGACTTTGAGTTTATGTTTGGTGCTTTAGGATTAGCATTTTGGCATATCTTTATACATGTATTTGGAGTCGGATCATTATTAGGAACTGCAGATATTGCTGAATTCGCTAGTAATCCTAAGTTTGAAATTCTATCACAATTTACATCACAATTAACTAATGGCGCAGTTGCATATATATTATATATGAATGAGTGGTATTTTTTAGCAGGCGGATTAGCATTGCATGCTGCAACATATACTATTTCTCTATTTGTTGGTTGGTTTTTTACAGAGGAAAGATATTAGATGAAAATTTTGGTAATGGGTCTACCTGGAGCAGGTAAAACTCACCTGGCTCAACGATTACAAAAAAATTTAGATTGTGCATGGTTTAATGCAGATAAAATTCGCTCTCAAGCAAATGATTGGGATTTTAGTTTAGAAGGAAGAGATCGACAATCTAAACGAATGCGTAATATAGCAGATTATGAAAAAGAAAATGGAAGATTAGTAATATGCGATTTTGTTTGTCCAACTAAAAAGACGCGACATGAATTTGATGCAGATCTTGTTATTTGGGTAGATACTATTAAAGAAGGAAGATTTGAAGATACTAATCAAATGTTTCAACCTCCTGAGCATATTACATTTAAAGTAGACTCTCATTTAACAGATGAAGAGATTAAAGAATTGTCAAATACTATTAAGAGGTTAATTAATGTTTGATTATAAAAAACCTACAGCACAAATGTTAGGACGTTGGCAACCTTGGCATGACGGTCACACAGCTTTATTTAAAAAAGCTATGGAAGAAACTGGTCAAGTGTGTATTATGGTTCGAGACGTTTACAATTATGATGGTGATGCTGGTGATGGCAGAACTTGTGCACAAACTGATAATCCTTTTGGTGAAATTATTGTAGTAGAAAACATCGAAAAGGCATTAGAAAAACACGGCTATCGCAATGGATACGAATATATTATTATTTGTGTTCCAAATATTGTCGATATTAGCTATGGTAGAGGTGTTGGGTATACATTTACTCAGCATGATTTGGGTGAAGAAATTCACAATATTAGCGCAACCAAAATTCGTGCAAAAATGCGTGAAGATGGTGAGCTTTAACCGGAGAAAAAAATGAGTGAAACAACAAACGCTTTAAAAGAAGCAATGGATACTTTTCTTATGGAGAACGAAAAATTTGAAGGTGGCAATGGTGCAGCTGGTACAAGAGCACGTAAAGCTCTTCAAGAAATGGCTAACGCTGTAAAAGCTCGCAGAAAAGAAATTTCAGAAACAAAAGCAGCTCGTAAAGCGGCAAAATAATAAGGAATATATTATGGATACAATGTTACCACAGGTTATTACTCCTGATACTCGTAAAGTAATTCAAGATGCTTTACAAGAAATGTCAAATTCTATGACAAGAGTTGAAGCAGAAAAAGATCATCAAAAAGCAATTGGTGATAAAGTTCTTGAAGATTGTGGAGTTCCTAAAAAAGACTTTAATAAACTTGCAAGAATTTTTCATGCATCTAACCTTGCTCAAGAAGCAGCTAAGAACGAAGAATTTATGTCTTTTGCAGAAGCTGTTATGGGCAGTAGTACAACAGCATTAGATGCATAATTGCGCCGTTTGTAATAAAACAATTTTTAGCCCAGTTTATCACACGTATGATAGACAAATATTTTTTTGTAGTGCCAAGTGTAGTTTAAATTGGGTTAAAAATAAATAATTTTATGTATAAATTTTTTATTATAACATTATTTTTTCTAATATCATTTGCATCAGAAGCTACGGTTATAAATGCATTTGATGATAGTTATGGTGATGAAATTTTATATATTGATCAAAATATAGTTGTTACTGATAAAGGAGTTTATAGTAGAAGAACTGGAAAGATAATTGAATTTACTTCAGCTCCAGATTGGGAAGAAGAAGACTTTTTTACACAGCAAGAAAAATACTGCGAAAAAGATGCAAAAAGTAAAATTTAAACATTGGAAAACTGGTAAAGAATTATCTGTCGAAGGAGTTGTTGTTAATTGGGTCAACGAACAAAGTGATAGAATAGTTGTAGAAAAACAAAAAGGAGAATACGAAGATATTCTCAAAAATACAATAATTAGTATAGAAGAAATATAATGTATATTTGGAAAGCTAAAATTTTAATTGATGGTATTCCAAGAGATATGACAACTAATGCGGATAATCAAATGGTTGCCCGCACATATTTTGAAACTTTTGGAAAAATATTAAACGGACCAAGAATTATTGGTTAGCATCAAGAGGTTTTGGATGAACTGCTCCAGTACAATGAAGTATTTCATGACCAAGGATTGCTAATGTTTCTCTATCATCCCAACTACTTGGTGGTGGAATAACAACAATACATTTAGCCGTTTCTTCGTTTACTAGTGCAAATCCTTTTACATGCCAACTTTTTTTATCAGGATCTTTATTAAATTCTTTCCATAAAGCTTGCATATCTTCATCAGTTAACGCAACATACAAATGTACCGTAAAGTCAGACCTTTTAGGAATAACTTTCGCGTCTTGCCCGAAATATGCTAAGTCATAATTGTCTTTCGATACAGATATTGCAGATGCAATTGAAGAGAAAAATAAACTTAGTAAAAATAAGATTTTTACCAT